GGGCCCTTCGTGCTAATTCTTCCGGATGAACCTTATGATTGCCATGGGACGTAGTATTGCTTAGCCTCGTCTCAGCTGCTTTCTTATACTGGTCCATATTAATCCTTAATTAATCTTAATCGTTCTAGGTTTCTTTTCTTCAGGAAGTATTTTCTCTAGTTTAATAGTTAATAGCCCACAAACTAGCGATGCATCTTTTACAATTACATCTTCAGCTAATGTAAACTTCTTATTAAACTTCCTATAAGAAATACCTCTGTAGAGTTTATCATCATCATTTTTATTTTCTTTCGCAGATTTAATTGACAGCATACCATCAGCGACTGTGATCTCTATTTCAGATCTCTCAAAGCCGGCTACTGCCATTTCTATTTTAAAGTTCTCTGCGTCCTCCTTTATAATATTAAACGGAGGATAAGTATCCGTGTTAGTATTTGCGGCTAATCGTTCCACCAATCTATCGAAGCCGATAGTATAAGGGGTGTAGTTATTAAACCAATCTATAATTTCTAAATGTCTGTTCATTTGTTTCTCCTAAAAAGCAAGATAATAAATGAATAAAGCACTTAAGATAACCATAACAGTATGCGTTATCATAGCTTCTTTATTCATTTAAGCGATAAGTGTATTGTATATAATTTCACCACTCTGCGCGGCTGTGCCGTGCGAAGTCTTTACACTTGTTAATGTTTGTGCACCATCGTTAAGACCTGTTACTATTGTGTAGTCTTTAGGTCCACAACTAAGGCCTGATTGTACTACTGTTCCGGCTGTAGCTACGTTGAAGGTAATAGCTCCATCACTGTGATTAGTAACCATAATACTTCCAGCAGCTGAGCCGGCAGCAGTAGTTACAGTTCCTGATTGAGCGGCACCCACGCCTAAAGCACTAAGTGTTACTGTTCCCATTTTGGACTCCTCCTAATATTTGTTGTGCCATCATTAATATATCTTTATAAGAAGGATGTGGTGGCACTTCAGCTCCTTCTTTTGTAGCTTTAATATTTAAATCTGCCCACTCTTGAAAATGCTTATCAATCGATACAGCTAGTTGTCTAGCGTTATCATCTAAAGTATTTTTAGCTTGAGCATTTGTGTATTCTACGTTAGCTTCTTGTAAAGCTACTTCTGATACAGCTTTCTTTTCTTGAACTTGTCGTTGCATTTCAGCTGCTTCACTTTGTTTTTGTATAGCTTCTGCAGCTTTCTTTTTAAACTCTTCTGTATTATAGTCTTCTAAGAAATCATTACTATCTAAGTTCATAGCTTCTATTATCTGAGTAGCTAACACAGCAGGTGCTTCAGGCCTAATAACTATACCTGCACCTTGCTGATTTAAAGCTGGAAGAACTTCTGCACCTATTTTTTGTAGTTTCGTTAACTTAGAATTGTTACTATTATCTCCTATATCAAGGAGAATCTCTACATCCATCTTAGATGGTAGTGCGTTCATATCTACAGTTTTTTGAAGACCATTCATACTATAAGACACTTTACGTTTCATGTTCTTATGCATAGTCTCGTAGACTCCAGCGATCAACCGCTTAAATCCAGTTTCAGCAAAACGCCGCGCAATATGTTGAATACGCTTCTGGGCTGCTGATTGGACAGCGGCAAACTTTTGTTCTGAATTTCCTGAAACGTATAGAGTATCGTTTAGACCTTGTACAGTCTTACTCATACCCGTTGCTTGCTCTTTAATAGTTTGTAAGTGCTCTAATAAAGGAACAGTACCGGTTGATATTGTTTCAGGTGGTAAAGTAGAAACAGCTGCTTGAGGATTCCCGTTAGTAGGTATAATCTGCTTAGGCTTCATATTCTGAAGAGCAGAAAAATCTACTACGTTAGGATCAGCTAGCTTTGGAGCGTAATTAGTTAGGTAAGTATTTTCTACAAACCCTCTAAGTATTGCTGTAGATGCTAAGGTTGAACTTCTAGTAAAGTCAGCCATAGATAAACCATAAAATTCAAATGGTATATCTATAGGAACAATTGAAGCTAATGGTATTTCATCCACATCATCTTCATAAATGATATGGTTACCTATAGTCATTATGTGTTTTAATTCAGCAATACCATCTCCGTCTCTGTCTACTTCAATCCAGCATTCAGTTACATTCACATTGATATTTGCTTCTAATGGTATCTCATGTTGTTCAACAGATCCTTGCCAATACTCTTGTCCTGTTACAGCCTTTCTAGCTGCTACGTCTTGAGAGTATTTCGCTGATCCCAACCATGAGGTATCGTGCATATTTTCAAAATCTATATTATCTACTACATCAGGATAATATTTTCTTATCTCTGATCTAGACATCTGAGTTTGTATGCCTACAAACTGAGCGTCACTTATATCAGTAGCGTCTCTTGATATTCTAAAGTTTTCTGGTGGGACTAATTCTAATTTTACTTTAGACTTATCTATCCTTTTTCTAATTCTAACATCAGTATATACTAACTCTACTTGTCCTTCCTCACTATCCATATCAGCTACTTTATTTCTGTAGTTTAATTCTCCAACTACTTCTACTTCAGGATCGGATAGTAACTCATCAAGAGTTATTTGGTTTACTTCTTCATAGTCCTCAAAAACATAATCATAATCTTCTATATAGTCCCATCTACATACAGCATTCTTCCAAAGCAAAGAAGATTTAATCCAAGAAGATAAAAACTCCCATCCATTATTTTTTCTAAAGATACAGTAATTAACTATATCACTTGCGTCTTTAGCGGATTTGTAAGCTCCAGGACTATCATCATACGGCACAAACCTTGCTAACCTATGATTAGATAAAAACAAATCAGCGAGTATTGCAGTATAAGCCTCTATTACTTCTGTAGTAGAAGTATCTACAATCGTTGAAACTCCTTGAGGAGACAGATGATCAGCCGCTACGCCTGCGTACTCATAAGTTGATTTTAATCTTTCTCTTGCTAGATCCGAACTATTTAAGAAATCACCAGTACTGCTTTGAACTCCTTGTTCTATCATATTAACAAGTTGCTCATCAGTTACTTTTTCTTTATAACCATGTCGTTGCATTAGTATTTACCTCCCATAGGAGAATATATCTTAGCTGCTTTTTCTAAGTCTATACTAGTATATTCTCCGGGTCGCGATAGTACCCGAGGTTCTTTATTCTTATCTTCTTTTTTAGGTTGTTTATCAGCAACCTTCTGAATGTATCTTTCGTCTTCTGACATGATCCGCTCCTGGGTTCAATCAAACAATTAACTCGAAATGTGGTCCATCGATAAAAGGTCTACGACCTTCTGATCTTCTTAAATCTATATATGCATTCATAGCATCTTCGGAAGTAGCAGGATAATCTCTAATATCACCCTCAGACCATGCAGCTCCCCATTTAATAGCTGTGCCAAATTCTTGTGCAGCAGTTTTCATTGCATCACATATATCATCGTATACGTTTAACTCCCAACAAGCTTCTCCATCTACATAAGCCATAAGATCTACTGCGTGAGAATGCCCATCATCTTGTTTTAAATGCTTAGAGTTCATAGTCTGCGATCTACCAGCATCAAATAACTTTTGCTGCTCTTCTAAAGTTCTAACTCCAAACGTAACTCCAAAATCTATTTTAGTTACTTTTATAGCATACTTTACTACGTCTACCATACTAGGATGTACATCAACTAGTTTTTGAAATGATCTTTGTGATAAATTAAAAGCCATGACTTTCCTTTTATTTTTTGCTCATATAAGCAGTTGTTCCCATATAGGCGCCTACTATACCCGCGCCACTAATATAAAATAAATTACTAATATCTGCTAATGCAGCTATTCTATCTAAGGGTAAGATAAACATTACCAGCGTGAACGTACCCATTCCGATAAGTGTCCATGTAGCCATTCGTCTTTGTGCACGCTGTTTCCGTAAGTTATGCTCGACTTCTTTAATTTCTTTAACATGCCGGAGTTCTTCATCTGTAACGACTCCGTCTCCATCTTCGTCATACTCGTTATATTTGCTGTCTTTTTGTAGAGACTTGGTATCTTCCACATTCTTTACCTCAGTTTAAGTTTTTAGGTTCAACAGAAAACTCCAGATCCATATCTTCCAAAGCCTTCTGCAATTGTTCATCTGTCATATCAGAAGTCTGAGTGACTTGAGTTATGTCTTGTCTTTGTAGCTTTGGAGCTTCAAACTCAGCTAATACT